TGGAAACATCACATACCTTTATTTCTACCTTCTACGAAAACTTGTCGAAAGAAATTATCGACGTATTTCCGGAGTACAAGGTGTCCATCGAAGAATCCCTTAAGTTCCTGAATAAGGAACTCGAGACCAACGTTGGAACTACACTCTTTGGATTAACCGCCGTCGGTAAGGCGCTTGAAAAAGGCGTTATCACCGATTTGGGTTATACCGAAGTGCAGACTTGGGCTCATTGGCATATTGATCTGCCAGAGTCGGTCTGTAATTGTACTGCTCTTCCGCGGATGCTAACACCACTCGTGATGTTAGTGTTCAACTTTCCGTCCAGTAATGAGACGGAAGAGGGGACAAAAGCCTTGGCGTTTCAATTTTTACGCCAATGGTACCTTGCCTTTTCCAAAGTCAAGGACGTTGCTCTTGTCTTAGACGAAACTTCGCAGCTTAAACTGTTCAAGGATCGTCTCGAGGATTTCTCCCTGCCTTTTGAAGACGAAGGTGGTTATATAAACCTTCGTCAACAAGAGTTCAGGCGAGAAGTACTCCCACTCGCAAGATGCCTGTTACGGCATGTATTTTGCGATGAAGGTCGTACTCATCCTTTCCTCGCACAATGGGCCGAGAATCCCTTCGGATTACACGGTTCTGGTGCGGTATACGGAAGAGAAGAAGGACCCGAAAAATGGAAGCTTAAAGCAGGTAGGAGAGTTAGCCAGAAGTTGATGGCTGACTCCTACGGTGTATTGCCGAACGTCAGCGACGAAGGTCGCTGCGATTGGAATTCACGCGTCTGCTTGGTTCCGAAAGATCTTACAAAACAACGTTTGATCTGTATAGAACCTAAAGAGCTGATGTTTGCGCAACAGGGCATAATGGCCGTGTTGTATCAAATCATCAAAACTCATCCATTTTTACGCGACTCGATTCACATCACGAATCAAACATACAATTTCCGCAAATCGAGAGATGAGCGGTTTTGTACTATTGATTTAAGTGATGCGAGTGATCTAATTTCGTTGAAATTAGTGAAATACCTTCTTCCAAAAGAGGTATTCGCGATCCTAACACGATACAGAGCGTCAGGTATTGAATTCCCTGACGGTTCTGTAGTTAAGCCGTACAGATGTTTTGCTACCATGGGAAATGCAATTTGTTTCCCGATGGAATCAATAGTCTTTTGGGCTTTGAGTCTCGCCGCTATCCTCGTTCGTGAGGTCAGCTATAGGACGTTTGTGTCCTTGCGAGACGTCGCTTGGGTTTTGGATCACAATCCAAAACCTTTGCTGAGACGATTTAGTCCGCTAGTCTTTGGGGACGATATTATCGTTCCTCGACAGGCATATGATTACGTCGTCGATATGTTAGGATGGGCCGGCATGCGTGTTAATACCAGTAAATCTTGTGGACCACAAAGTCCCGTGAGGGAGTCATGTGGTTCTTACTGGTATAGAGGATTTGACGTTCGGATTGTCAAATTCAAGCATGCCTACGTCGGTAGTTTGCCGTCATTGATCTCTTTAGCCGAGCAGGTCCCTTTGTTTGAGGACCTTGGATTCACTCGGTGTAAAGATTTCATCCTCTCTCAACTACCGCCATTCCTGAAGCCTCCAAGCGCTCCTTATAGCTTGGGGATTAAAGGTGGTTGGTTACGCGTTGGTAGTAAGTACCAGCGTCTGGAGATGAGGGTTCCCTCTCTAATCCGAGAGGAATTGTACGGTACACTCAATGGTCGCAATTGCTTATACGCATATTGGACCAAAGGAAATGTCCGACCCCGATTCCTGGGTGACGCGCAACGCGTTAAATGGAATTGGGTCAGTATCGACCGTTTTAATCGATAACTGACTGTGGGGCCCGGTTTAAGCCGGGGTGCATTGCACGCAGCGTCCTAGCTGTTCCCGCAAG